CGTCCCGGTGGAATAGGTGGCGTTGGTCACCACGCGGCCGTGGACGTGGTAGTAAGACCAGTCCCGGATGGTGGTGACTTCGTTGTAGGCCCGGTGAATGGCCGACCGGATGTCCCGCTGCTCGGCATCCTGCGGCCCGCCGTAGGAGGAGACGATCAAGGATTCAACGAGGTCGAAGTATGTGAGGTAGGCCACGGTCAGACTTTCTTCACCTTGCCCGGCTGCTTGATCGACTCAAACAGCGACTGATCCTCTGCGTAGTACGCCCGGACCTTCGCCTCCTGCGCCTTGGTCAGCGCTCCAGCCGAAGAGTCGCCGAAGTTGCTGTCCATATGCGGCAGCATCGCCACGGCCTCGTCCCAGGGAATCACTTCGACGGCCGGGAGCAGCACACCCTGGTCGGCCGCCTGCCACATGGCATGGAGCAGGCCGCCTTCGCCCACCTCCGTCAGGACATCCGCAGAGAGCATGAGCCGGCCGTCCGTCAGAACGCGAGGCATGGGGACGCAGTTTGGGGAGCCGTATTCGGCGTGGAGTTCCGCGAGCCGCTGGGCGAGTTGCGGCGTGAAGACCAGCGCGTGCATCCGCGCTTCTTCGATGCTGATCGGAAAAACAATGTCTGCCAGCGTCATGCTCTACCCAGCGCTGTCTGGAATGTGGTCAATGCGTTGTGAAACGATAGCGCTTGAGCGTCTGTCAGGCCGTCGCCGATGCTGTACGCCTTGAGCGCAACACCAGCGAACCACCTAGACGCTGGCGTGGCGTTCCCGTCGTTGTCGGCAAAGACATGAAAATTACGCGCTACAGAAGCCGGAGTCGTGCTGGTTGCCAAAGTAGCAGTAACCGTGCCATTGGTGATGACCTTCGCACTTGTGGACGAAGTGCGCGTCACAATCTGCGATCCGGCCAGCCCATTGTTGTCAGTAGTGACGGCGGCGTTTCCGCCGCCCCAGAAACCGTCGCCGCGCTGGGTAGCGCCGCCGCGATGATACAGGCGGTAGAGTTGGTCGCCCGCCGAGTTTCGCAGGCCGATCATCTGGCCGTCAGTGCCTGTGTGGGCAGCGCGATACGCTGACAGATGCCCCGTGGCAAGAATTTGCAACGCATCCAAAGTCAAGCCGGTGTTTAGCCACTTCGCGTTTGTGACGAATGGTGTCAGCCCGCCGCTCGCGCCTGTTTCTGTATAGTCGGAACTGACGAAGTTGTTGTTGGTGTCTGTTTCGCCGCCGAGCGGGTACGGATCGTACTCCGACGCCGAGGAGGCCGTTTCGCACTGTACTCCCCACACCAAGATGGCCTCGCTGCCGGTCGGGTTGTACGATGAGCCGTCGCCAACGTCGATGCGGATAGCCATGTTGCCGCCGAAACTGTTCGTAACGGTGATGGCAAGCCTCCACCACCCGTTGCCGGCGTTGGTTGCCACGGCAGTCAGGCCAGTGGAGAAACTGCTGATCGCACCTGTTGTGAGATTGATGGTCCCCCACGCCACGCTGCTGCCGCCGGGGAACGTCATTCCACTGCTGCCGCTGAGAAGAATCCTCGCCGAGTTCCTTCCGGCCGCCTTGATGTAGGCCGACACTGTGATTGTGCCGTAGCCTAAATTGTTGGCCGTGCTAACGATGTGCGGGGTCACGCCCGTCGCTGCGTTGGCAGTGACGATATTGGCGTAAGGCCCAGCGGCAAACGGACGCTCCGTTGTCGATAGAGTCGCTGTGACTCCGCTCTTAGACCACCCAGAGGTGGTCATGTTGTCGCCGTATAGTTGCCGATTGCGGCCGGCATAGACCTGCCAGTTTTGGTACAGGGGGACGAGGCAGGCAGGCAGGCCGGTGCCGCAGAAGAGATTCAGACGGTAGAAGCGGTCGCGGATTCCGGCAGCGTCGATGGCATCGCAGAACGCATTGACTGCCGCCGCCGTGCTGTTGCTGACTGTTCCGCCGTTTCCGTAAACGCGGTTGATCCAACTCTGCGCGTCGGCGTTGCTGACTTGGGGCGGCAGCGAGATGCCCCACTTGGCCCCCAAGTACCGCGTCACGCGGCCGAGTTCTGCGGCAGACAGTTCGCGGTCATAGTAGGCCAACTCTGCGATGCCGCCGTTGAGCGGATATACGCCAGACCCAAGATTGAACAGGTGCATCAGATAACTGCCTGACAGTTGCACCGAATAATTCTGCGAGGTTCCGCGAACTCCGCTGGCATAGGCAGTGATGGAGCCAGAGTTCAAAACCGTCGCGCCTATGCCCCAAGTGCCAACCGGATATGAGGCAAGGCTGGTTGTCTCTGAAGCCGCCGATCCGTGGATGGTCCCGCGCAGGGTGACTACAGGTGATCCCTGTATCGCCGCGCGCGGGCCGTTGTTGATAGTGCCGCGCTGATAAATACCTTGGTTGAGTGCCGATCCGCGAAACACAAAGACTGCCGTGTTGGCGGCGGTGTAGTCCCACGCCGGAACGGACATGGCCTGCGAGCCGACAGTGCGGAGCGTGGATCTCCCGTTGAGGTCGCCTGTGGTGAATGTCGGCCTGCTCGCTGCCGTGCTTTGCGTGGCGTGTCGCCCTCTGCCGGACTTGTCGCCCCAATAGCCGGCTAAAAGACTGCCTGCTGGCGTTGCCTGTACATGAACACCAGTGATCCCCCACTTTGCGGCGAGGTAGGCTTCGACGCGGGCGCGGTCGGACGTTGAGAGTGCAGAATCAAAGACGACAATCTCGGCTATGTAGCCGTTGAGATGATTGCCGGTGTTTGTCCTGTACGAGCCGATTGCCGTCTGTGTGCTGCCGGTTGTAAGCGACCCAGATGCCGCGTCGGCGTCTGCCAGCAAACCAGACTGAAAAATGGACGATGCCCCGGCTTGCACTCGTCCTGTCACAAGCGTCGGTGATGTCCCTTGAGGCGTGTCGGAGAAGTTGGAATATCCAAAAGTCCGAAAAGAGCCGTTGTGAATGACAAGGCGAGGCGACGAATCATCGGCCGGCTGGAGGCCGCTTGATATGATGCCGCCGTACTGCCCAGAGTTGTATTTGAATACCGACAGAATGGTGACGTTCGGCACTTGCAGGAAACCGCTAGCAATAAGCATCTGATCGTCCGTGCCGTCGAACGTCACAACGCTTCTGCCATTGAGTCCACCGGCAGTCAGAGTCGGCCTTGCCCCCCCGCTTGCGGTGGCGTGGCGATTGTTTCCGCTCTTGTCGTTCCACTGGCTCACCAGCCCGCCATCCTGCGTGATGCTGGCCGCATCGCTCGCGTCATACCACCCCACGCATCCGCTGATGTCCGTTGGCGCCGTCACCGCGGTGACCGGCCCCGCGTCCGTAGTGTAGAGCGTCGAAGCGTCAGACCCGTCCAGCCACAGGGCGAGGCCAGAGATGGACTTCGGCGTGAACGCGCTGCCGGGCCGCAGGGTGCGAGGATTCATCCCCATGTCAGTTCCTCGCCTTCTCTTCGACGACCGTCTTCACGAACTGATGCAACTCGCGTTGGCCGTGCGAGAGTTCCTGAAGTGTCTCGGCCTGCTGCCGCTGCACTTGACCGATCTCCTTGAGCGTTTCGGCCGTCGTGTCCAGGAACTCGACATGGGACTTGACCATCGGCTCGACGACCGTGCCGTGCAGGGCAATTGCGGCCTCGCGGCCGAAGAACATCACGATCGCCAGAATGACGCACGGCACGCCGAAGCGGTCGGCAATGCGAAGAAACGTGTCCAGGACGCTCTGCTTGATCTCCTCCGTCGTCACAGCCCCGCCCTCGTCAGGTCTTGAGGAGGACGACGCAGGAGACGGCCGTGCCGGCGGCCTGCCCGGCGACGAGTTTGATCGCACCGACGCCGTAGGCGGCGTCCGGCAGGGCGTAGACGCGGGCCTCGGTGGCTGACTGGGCCAGCGTGATGTCGGCCGCGCTGCCGCCAGCGTCATAGACGCGGCCAAAGGTGCCGTCCGTCGTGCCGCTGGCCCACAACTGGATCGTCGTGGCCGCCGTGGCTCCGGTCCCCAGGAGGATCGCCCCGCCGGCAATGTCGTCCCAGCGAATCGTGGTGGCCGCCGCGGTCGCCGTGGACAGCGTGACGTTGAGAGCCTTGAACTTCCGCCGAATCTTCGGTTCCACTCTGCACCTCCTTGTGCGTTGCGGGCCTCTATGGGCCTCACGGGGCGTGCTACAGGGGCTATACCGCTATTGTAACGCCCTGTAGCCTGCGAATCGCGGCATCGACGGCGGTCCAGAGGCCCAGGATGCCCGCGGCGTTGACGATCTCGTCGTCGACGTACTCGCTGGGGATGCCACGCTCGCTCTCGTGGCTGGCCGTGTCTCCGTCCAGGACGCCGAAGCCGGGCCGCACCACCCGCCACACGACGCCCCCGCGGGCCTTGATGGCCGCCGCCTCGTTGGGGAAACGGACGTCAGTCAGGCAGTAGTCGAACTCTGGGCTGGCTTCGATCTTCTGCATCGTCGCCATAACCCAGATTTCGGGGTGGATCATGTTCCGGCCCCAGTCGGTGCCGAGGGTCTGGAGGAGTTTCCTGGGCGAGCAACTGATCCACCCCAGCGTGTTCTCCTTCCGAGAGCGGTCCTGCAACTGCTCGACCGTCAGCCCGGTGATCGCCGACACGGCGGCATAGAGCGGATCGGCAAACGCCAGCGGCACGAACTTGTGTTCGAGGCACAGCCGCTCCGCGACCGTGTTCTTCCCCGCCCCGGCCGCCCCGCAGAGTCCAATGATCACAGTTCCATCTCCTCGCCGTCGAATCGGATCGTCACCCCCAGCGGCTCCGCGAGCCACCGCATCGACACGTTCGCCTCGCGGAGCATGGCCTCGGCCTTGACGATGCTCGCCGTCCACCGCTCCGGCGTGGCCGCCCGCGGCCGGACATGGCCGACGACCTCGGATACGCCGGCCATGATGATCGCCCTGGCGCAGTCCATGCAGGCAAACCAGGGGCAGTAGAGCGTCGCCCCCAGAGTCGGCGTCCCAACGCGCGCGGCGTTGTAGATCGCGGCCCGCTCCGCGTGTTCGATGTACTGATACTTCTCCGGCCGCGCGAGCCGATCTGGAGCAGCCCACACGCCGCGCGGCACTCGATTGACGCCGATGCAGACGTAGGCGGCGGCCTTCGGCACCAGCACGGCGCCGTTCTGGGTGTGCGGGTCGTCGCTGCCGGCGGCCGCCTCCTGGCAGGCGATGCGGAGCCAATCGGCCGGCGTATTGTGGGACAGCGTAGCCATTCAGTCGGCCCCCGCAACGTGCATGGACACCAGCCCGCCCTCGGGCCGATAGACGAACGTCTCCATCGCCCGCCGCGACCCGATGAAGCCGTTCTCCGAGTGCCAGTCGTCCGGCGGGCAGAGGGCCGGGGCCGTCCGCACGATGACGCCGTCGATCGTCTCGATGGGTCGCTGCCACTCCGCGGCCTGGGAGTGGTAGTGGCCGGTGTGCCACTCGCGGCAGACCGCGTGGCTCCAGTGCCGCGGCTGCTCCAGCGCCATGATCTGCCCCAACTTCCGCTTGGCCTTGTGGCCGTGGGCGAAGCCCAGCAGGTTCTTGCCGTGCGTGGCGTACTGCCGGCCGGTCCACGCCTCCGACACGGCGACGCGGCCGTCGTTGCGAAACCGTTCCAGCAGCACGCGCTGAAAGGCCCAACTTAAGGTTTCGTCATGGTTCCCGTTGACGACGAGAACGTCCGTCGGCGCCTTCTCGGCCGACCGCTCGACGATCTCCAGCAGGCAGTCCCAGCCGACCTGCAGCATCTTCTGCAGGCGGCCGTCCCGCTCCAGTTGCGTCCCCGAGGTCGTCTGGCCGCGCGGGTTGTCGTAGTGCAGCAAGTCACCGAGGAACGCGATCGTTCTCCTGGCCGGCTTCATGGCGTCGCCGACGGCGAGGAGTTCGCCAGACGCCCGCCGCACGGCCTTCTCGGCGATGTGAAGGTCGTAGTTGCCGCCGCCGGTCGTACCGTGGTAGGCGTAGTTCCCGAAGTGAACGTCCGACACGACGACCACCTGCCAGAGGCCGCTTCTCTTGGCCGGCTTCGCGACGCCCTTGCGACGCAGATCTTTGGAGGCCGCCGCAATCATCGCCTCGACGCACTCGCGGACGCCCGGACCGGCCTTCGGCTTGAGCCGGACGAAGACGCGATGGAGTTCGAGGGCGCCCCCGGACCCGTCGCCGCACTCCCATTTCGTGGCCTCGCTCGCCGCCACCTCGTACCGCGTCATGTCGGCTTCGATGTGCCGCAGCAAGTCCTCGACGGTCTTGATCCGCCGAGACGTTGACTTTGCCTCCAGCGTGTCGCCGTCCTGCCGCTGCGTCACCTGCTCGGCGTCAGCGGCCGGCGTCTCTGCCGGCAGCGACGAGATGATCGCGGCCTTCAGCCCTTTTGCAGCCATGCCTCGACTCCGTAGTGACCGATCGAGCAGATGCCACGCTCTCGTAGGTGCCGTGAAATCGCCCTTGCGAGCGTGCGACGCCGCGCCTTGATGGCGCCGGAGCGATACTGCCGCTTGATCTCTTCTAGTTCCGCCTTGGCATCCGCCGAGATCCTGTCCATCCAGTAGCCGACGCCGCTGTGCGTCATCGGCAGATCTGCGACGACGGCGTCAAGGAGACTTCGACTCGTCGAGCCTGTACCCGAGGCTCCACAGGACCCTGGTGATGTCGCGGGCGGCTTCGGTGACGTGTTCTTCGCTGGCCGTGGGGAACGAGACATGGATGCACTCATGCAGAATCGTCTCCATGCGGGCGCGGCCCTTGAGCCGCTCGTCGATCAGAATCTTCCGCTTCATCCGCGGGTTCTTGGCGTCCGGCAGATAGGCCCAGCCGGCGGCGTCTCCGCGCAGCCGCGTGAACCGGAGGAGCCAGCGCACGCCGTGGATCGTGAAGTGGTGGTCGCCGGGCATGGATATATGGTGCCAAGTAGCCTATTCGTTGTCCACGCCAATTCCCAGGTATTTGGCGCCCAGTTGGTTCAGCGCCTCCTGCCGCTGGGGGCACGCGCACGGCCTCCCAAGCACCGCAGACACCCTTTCCTTCGTGACCCCGACGGCTTCCAGCCCGGCAGCGACGATGTCCCCCAGGCCGGCATTGCACTGCCGCTTGTGTCCGCGGCCCTCGGGCGGGAGCGGCCGCCGGCAGATGACGCATCGGGTGCTGTTATAGATGCAGTGTTTCATTTCTCGAACCGGAGCGTCACGGTCGGAAAGCCGCAGCGGCGGACTCTGGTGAAATCGTAGTATGTCGAAAAGTTCGTCCAGCATCCAGCCTGGACTTCGACATCGTACTCATCGCCGACCTCGTATTCTTTTGCCGCCGGCTTGTAGCGAAGCAACTCCCAGCCGGCCTCCTCGCTGACCTCTCCGTCGCACTCAACATCCGGCAGCGGCGTCTCGGTGACTGTGATGACGCGATTGAAATACCGCCCACCAGAGACGATGGATATAGTCTCTAGTTCCGTGCGCTGCTTGTAGTACGCGCCGGCGGCGTTCACCGTCACCGACGATGCCTGTCCGGTGTCGTCGTAGAACGCTCCCGCATTGCCGAGTTGAACGCCAGTGATCACGCCGTCTTGATCGGCCGTGATCGTCGCGTAGGCATATGAATCATCCTGGTCGCCACCAGAGAAGACAATCTCCGCGCCGTCGGCGTAGCCAGTTCCGGCAGAGACGATGGAGATCGAGAGGATCGACCATACGTTGAGGTACGCGATGTACTCCAGCGTCACCGTGAGTTGCGCGCCCGATCCGCCAGAAACCGTCGCCGTGACTGTCGGCTCCTCCAGCACGGTGTTGATGACAAGATCGGCCGCCGTGATCTCGTTGTCTTCTTCGCCAAGAATGATGGTCGCCGACTGCCCGTTTGTGTATCCGCTCCCGCCGTCGACCACCGTAACATCGGAGATAACCCAGCAGTCGCACGACGATTCGTAGGTGTAGGCAATCGTAAAGTCGCCAGACCCGCCGATGGACAGCGTCGGCTCCTCGCGTCCAGGCGGCGACGCCACGACGACGGCCGGAATGGCCTCAATGCCGTTCGGGCCAGCAACTGAGAAATCAAGCCCTACAGGCTCCAGGTAGCCGGACCCTCCGTCAACGATCGTGACCGCCGTGACGAACCAGTATGGATTGCCGTTGGCATCGACGCCTTCGTCCAGCGTAACCGAGAAGGTAGCCGACCCCGGCGGCGCCGAGGCCGTCACTGTCGGCTCACTGTACGTTGTAGTTGCCTGGAGGGTGCTTCTTCCGATCAAGATTCGCGGCGGATATGCAAACTCCGCCTGCTCCGGCAGTTCGACCGACTGCAACGAGGCGCCGCCTCGAACAGTGCCTGCGGAGTCGATGGACACAGACTGAACACTGCCGCCGGAAACGGTAAACGAAATAGTCGGCGACGGTGATGGGTAGCCAGTGGAGAACGACAGAGTCGTGTAATACTGGCCGTCCGACGGGCCTCCGCTGCCGGCGCTAGAAATAGAGATTCCAGTCAGCGTGTAGTCCTTGCCGTTGCCGACTGGCGAGAACGTGTACGCAAACTGCGGCGGCGACGAGAACAGCGTGGCATTGCCAAACGCATTGACCACCGGCGTGGAGTAGGTGTACACCGCGTTGACGGCAGATAAAGACTCGTATGGATACGGATAGTTTACGTCATCGTCCGGCGACAATAGTTCGTTGCCGCCAGCCCCAGCCACCATATTCTCGCCGCCTGACACAACGCTGAATGACTCTATCCACCAGAACGGCTGGCCGGCGAGGTCTTCCGACTGCTTCAAGACAGGCGATAGAACTGCGTTGACTGCGGACTCTGGCTGATCGCGGACGATCCAGCCTCCAGTTGGCGGCACGCGACTAAAAAAACGCTTGACGTAAAGCCGCTCGTCGTAGACATCGACGCCGCTAACGCCCCACACTTGTCCGACATAGACGTAGATGTACTCGCCACCTGGGGTGTAGTCGAAGTCATTGAGATTTCGGAATTGGCCGGCGACAACGTCGGACCGGCCGGACGGCGAACCTGCCGCACCCGACGTCAGAGGTGTGACAATGGTTAGGATTGCTTCGCCGTATCTTGCATCTGTCGGCGGGTCTGTCGCGCCGCCGTAATACAGGCGACCTCCGCAGCCCAGGCACGGTGCAATTGGGTACGCCTCACTGTCCGTGCCGGTGCAAAACGCCGTCTCGATGCGGGCCGTGCAGTCGGCTTTGCCGATGTCGATGCCAATCTCGTTGGTGCTTTGGTAGGCGATGTAGGCCGTTGCCTCTGCGCCGCTGCCGCCGCCACCAGAAAACGCCAGCGTCGGCGGCTCCTCGTAGGCGCCGCCGCTCCATACGGACACCGCGTTGATCGGGCCAGCGCCGAAGTATGCAGTCGCCTGTGCGCCGCTGCCGCCGCCGCCAGAGAACGTCACGGTCGGCCAATCCTGCGTGTTGGTTCCGTCCGTTCGCCGACGGTTGAAGTAGTCGCCGCCGTCGGTAACGATGACCTCGTCCACGCTGCCAGAAACCTGCAGCGTTCCGGCCGCGCCGCTGCCGCCGCCGCCGGTAAAGATGAGCGGCGCCTGAAGACCGTAGCCGCTGCCTCCTGACTGCACGGTTACAGACGAGACTCTGTACCGCAGCACTGCGGTCGCCGCGGCGCCGGAGCCGCCGCCACCGCTGACCGTGACTGTCGGCGCGGAGGTGTATCCAGACCCAGCCGCCGTGACGGTGATCCCAGTGACTTTCCCGTCCGCCACAGTGGCCGTCGCCGTGGCGTTTCCTGTGATCGTCACCGTCGGCGTTGATGTATAGCCGTCGCCCTGCTGGGCAAGTGTGATTTCGTAGACATACCCCGACATGACCGCAGTGGCCTGGAGTCCCGTTCCGCCTTCGGCGGACACCGTCGGCGGCGACGTATAGTCGGCTCCGGCCGCCGTCACCGTGGCCGCCGTGCCGCCCCCCTTGATGACCGCCACGGCCGTGGCCTGCGTTGCTTTTGTGCCGCCTGTAATCGACACAGTCGGCGTCGTGGTGTAGCCGGAGCCGCCAGCCGTCACCTCGACGGACTCAAGCGCCCGTCGAAGTTCCGTTACAAGGACAGCGCCCGATGGCGTTGGCGTCAGCGTAGGGGCAGTGGTGTAGCCGTCGCCAGCGTTGTCCAGCGTGACGGAGATGATCGGGAACTCGCTCCCAACAGGCTCGCAGTTGGTCGTGACCGCGCCGTAGGCCGGCGGGTTCGCGTCGTCCGCCAGAAGCGTCTCGCCGCTGCCTGGAGGGTAGTCCAGCGAGACGATCAGTCGTTTTGGGGCGCCGTCAGTGCATTTGGTGCAACTGCAGCAGTTAGTGCAGCCAAAGAGCATCAGCACTCCGAGACGACAAGGTAGTAGACGCCCTTCGGCCCGCGCTGCAGGCCGACCCACCTGTTCGCCTGCACCGTCCCCCAGTGGTTCACGCAGCCTTCGAGCGTGGCATTGCTGGTCGTTTCATTCGGCGGCGTCCCCTCTTCGTAGAGCGGGATCGTCATCAGCGTGTTCTTTGTCCAGGTGGCCGTGGTCTTGCCGATGCGGAGGCGGCCGCCGCCTGGCGCAGGCATATCTTCAAAGCGCGTCTGGATCTTTCCTGCCTTGCCGCCATACGGCATAGACTCCACGCGCTTGACCACAGAAATGATGCGGTCAGTCAGCACCGGCCCGAATTGGTTGCCTTTTTCGGCCATCAGATGACGTCTTGGATTCGGACGCCCAGGTTGGCAAAGTTTGGCCCGAAGGGCCGCCGAAACTGCGTGACGTATTTCCTGCGCAGCACGCCGTTTACTTCAGCGTTTCGCGGAGTGCCGTCGATATTGAGCGCCACTGGCTGTGCGCTCGGGCGCTGCATCCATCCGCCATCAAGCGTGGCGATCGGAACGACGGCCCGCATCTTTTTGTTTTGTGTGTTAGCGGCAAGCGCGAACGGCTCGACTACCTTTCCGTCGGAGTGCTGAAGGTTTAGACCCTCGTTCCACACCGCATTGCCATTGAGGCCTTTGTTCCTGATGTTGAATCCTTCAAGGATCTGGTCAATGTACCACCCACGATAATGAACAGCGAACTCGAAGGTTCGGGTAAAACCCCTGTAAAGTGTTGCCCCGTGCGTCTCTACGACAGGCCGCACGTTGATGCTCCGCAACATACACTTGTGCTTGCCTATCTGGAGAGCGCCGAAATTTGTGACGTCGCTGTTGATGTCGCCTACGGCGGCCAGATTGCTTGTCGGGCTGTTGTCAAACTGTTCGATGCTGATCGTGATTAGCGGCTCAAGGGCCGACACTCCGTCGTACCGATCCCCAACTGGATTGATGGGCGGCTCTGGGCCGACTATTTCCTCCTGGAAAAAGTGGTTCTCGATCATTGTCCATTCTTTCGCTGGCAATTCGATCAGCGAGGACGAAATGGTGAACCGCGCCGGCCTGACGTCTGGCGGCTGGGAATTTGGGTCCGTTGCCGTTGAGGATCCGGCCGTGGTTCGATACGTCGCCGTGACCAGCCTGACGATGCGAGAGTCGCCGTCTGGCCGCTCCGAAATCGACACACACGGGACGGATGTGTTGACAGGATGCAGGTCGCCGATCTTGACGCCGACAGTGTTCTGGATGTCATACGCCTCGGCTGGCGACGACAGGATCACCCTCCAGGTGCGGACCGAGGTGTCGGCCAGCCCGCCGCCATCGGCTGACCGCTCGTTCGACTGTCCAGACGTGATTTCCTTGACCAGTTTCGGCATCGTCACCCCTCCGTGATGTCAACGCGAAGCCGCGTGCCGGCCGTGCCGATGGCAACGTAGTCGGTGCCGGAGGACAGCCGAATCAACTGCGGCTCGCCGGCCCGAAGCGTGGCAAACGACGCGAATGACCCGCCAGCAGCGATGCCGATCTGCGCTGTCGACGCAGCGGCCGTAGACAGGTTCCGCAAAAACGCCATGCCGACGGACGACAGATTCGCCGTCGAGATGCTCGTCGTATTGGTCGTGAGCGTGTACGTCACGCTTTTGAGGCCGACGTTGCTCATGGCCGCCGTGATGTTGGACACGGCGACTTGGTTCACAAGGTTGTCCTTGTTGACCGTCAGCGAGATACCGTAGGAAATGTCTGGCATGATTACCCTCGAAGTTCGACAACAGCGGCTCGATCCTGATCGCGGATGGCGTCCACGACTTCCTGAAGTTTTTCAGTTTGTTTCTGCAGTTCGACGAGATTGACGTCGCGGTTGGCGTCGTCACCGCGGAGAAGTCGGTTGAGTTCCCGCTGCCCCTCCATCGTGTTGGCGTCGGCCACGTTGAGCGCTGCCCGCGACGGCCCTTGAAGTGCAGCGTTGAGACGCTCCTCGCGAAAGCCCATGACCATCGGGGCGACTTGCTGGGCGGCCTCTTCGGCGAGGCGGCTCATGTTCGCGCTCCTGATGGCATTCGGCGCGTTGATGCGATTCATCTCGGCAGTCAGGTCGCGGGCCTGCTGCCCGAACTCTCTTGCTGCCCGCTGCGCCGGCGTCATGGCGAGGTCGCGGCCGCGGTCCTCGGCCGTCTGGCGCTGCTCAATTCTGGTGCTGTTGTCTCTCGCGGCGCGGACCGCCGGCGACTCCTCGATCTGTCGGTCGACCTGCTCCCGCAGCCTCCGACGTTCCTCGAATAGCCCCTGACGCTCCTGCGGCGTGCCGGCACCGGACGACAACTGCTCGTCAATCTCACGCAGCCGACGAAATGTTGTGTTCAGTGGGTTGTTCTGGTTTTGCGCGAGCCGCTCAAGCCTGTCGCGTTCCTGGGACACAGCGTCTTCCACTGCCCTGTTGGCCGCCTGCTGCTCCTCTACATTTCTCCTTGCGAGGTCTCGCTCTGCCTGGGTCGGCAAGGCCGCCCCGCGGCCCGGCGCGAGGCTTTGCCGGCGAATGTCGTCATCGCGCTGCCTTGCAGCCTGTAGGTTGCCTTCGGCCTCGGCGGTCGCGCGAGCGAGGGCCTCCGTGAACCGCTTCAGGCCGATCGTGGCGGCCTCGATTTCTGCGATCTGACGATTTGCCGCGGCAAGATCCTGCTGCGCACGAATGTTCCCTGGCTCGCGAGAGAGGGCTGACTGAAGTTCTGCGCGTCTTGCCTCAAGTTCACGGACTTGTCTTGCGATAATTCCATTTTCGGCACCAGACGCTTGCAGATTGTTTGCGATTCGCGACGCCCGCGCCCCGAAAAGCGACTGGCCATCGACGACCCTTCTGGCCTCGATTGCCCTGGCTTCCGCAGCAGCGGCCGCCCTGGCGGCCTCGCCAGCGGCAATTTGTCGTGTTTCATCGGCGACAATTTTGTCCCTTTCGGCAGGGAGCATCCTCTCTTGCTCGACGAGAGAATTGGCCTCTGCGATCCTGGCCTCAGACTGCCTAATTTGCTCCTGGAGAGCATCCACGCGAGCCTGAAGTTGGGCGCCCTCCGGAATCGCATCTTGCAGCGAGCGCGACGCCAGTTCCTGCGCCTCCGCAAGCGTCTTGGCGCTAGCGGCAGCCTGCTTGAAGTAGTCAGCAAGCCCAGTGTCGCCGATCAGCCGCAGCCGCTGCTGCTCAAGTTCTCGAATTATGCTGCTTGCTTCTGTTGCGGCCGACGTCTCAAATCCAAGAAATCGCTGCGAGGCAACTCCGGAGAGCCTTCCAATGATTTCGTCAAGGGCTGCCACCTGCGCGGCTCGGTCCGCGTTCGTCGCGCCCCGCGGCACGCTTTGCGAGAGTCGTTCGGCCTGCAGGGCTGCAGAAGACAGGACTGGATCGCGACGCCGGAATCCGAAAAGCGCGCTTGGTTCCTCAAGGGCGCCCGAAAAGCCGCGTGACGCTATCGCGTTTGTGGTCCCGACAATGCCGGTGAGTTGGGATTCTACGCGGCGAAGCCTCTCGGCAGCAGACGACAGCGATCCGCTGACCTGAGCGCCGGTCGGCGCTGGCGCGTTAGCAAGTTCATTGGAGGCTGCGAATCCAGCGCGAATCAGTTCTCCGCGCTGCCGCCGAAGGGCGATGGTCGTTCCTGGGTTTCCGTTTGACTCAAGTTGCTGATCAATACTGGACAATCTGCCTCGCAGCGAGACGACGCCTATGTCCGTCGCGGCGATCGACTCGGAAGCCAACTCGCGCTGCTGCTTGGCAATTTTCTCAAGGGCGACGGCCAACTCATTTGCCGCCTTGGCCGCCGATGAAAATCCGTCGGCAGCGACTCCCTGGCCGATCGAGGCAAAACCTTGCGTAATCTGCTGGAGAAGCGACTTCTGTGCAGAAATTGATGAGTTTAGCGCCTTCGCCCGCTCCTCGGCCTCCTTGGAGCCGCTTGCGTATCGCAGCAGAGCGCTGAGCAGTTGGCCACCAAGCACAGTCGCCAAACCGACGGCAAGGCCGGCCGTGGCCGATAGGCCTGGGATGACGCCAGACTGTCCCAGAAGCAGGCCGAGTTGCGTGATGTTGTTGCCAACAGCGCGGAGTTTGTATTCAAGGCCGCCAGTAGCCGACACAAGGTCGTCGATCGCAAACAAGGCCTGCTGGAACGCAAGTTGAGCCACCTGCGCGCTCCGGACAGACAGCGACCCCGCTTGATTGCGCGCCATCGCCATCGCGCTTTCGATCTGCCTTACGCCATAGGCGCCGCCGCTTCGGTCGGCCACGAACTGAGCAAGCCCGCCCGTTGACCTTCTAATTTGATTGTCGAGCCTGTCCAGTTCCCTCGCGCGATCGTCGAGGTTCATGTCGCTTGCCGCAACGCGGGCCATCTGCTGCTGAAGCGCCACGACGCTTGCCGTAACTCTGTCAATTTCTGCTTGGATTGCGATTCTGGAAGCGCCGCTGGCGATCTGCCCACGAAACTGGCGCGCGACAGAGATGTCTGCGGCGGCATCGCGAGCGCCTTGCGACAGTTGTTCCGCGCTGCCTCCTGAGGCTCTAAGAAAAAGTTCTTCCTGCCGACGAGCCGTATTGCGGATCTCGACCTGAGCGGTTATCTCGGCTTCGAGTCTCCGCTGTTCGGCGAGCAGCCCAGCGATCCTCTGCAACCGGTTCACGGCTTCGCCGCGCTGGTTATTATTGTTGAGATTTGTGGCTCTCGTGAGTTCTGCGTTAATCTGACGATTAATTTCAAGAATGCGGCTCGCCTGCCGCTCTGCCGCCGGCGTTCCGAGCGAACGCGCAGACTCCGCTGCCGCCTGCGTCCGCGGAATGATTTCAGCATTGAGCGTTTCGCGAGTCAGGTTGGCGAACCGCTCGACTGCGGCACGCCCGCGGCGCGGGTCATCTTGTGCAAGCCCAGCGACCTGACGGTCGAAGTCGCGCTGTATGCTTCGCCTCGCGAGGTCACGCGGAGTGAACAGAAGAGACTCTGTCTGCCTCCGAAGATCGCGAGTCGTATTGGCTGCACTCAAGGACGCTGCCAACGCGTCCACTGCTTGCTTCGCCTCCCTGGCAGACGCAGTTCCGCGATTGAACTGCTCCACGACGGCGGCCGCGCCGGCGATCAAACCGTTGAACTGCTGGCCGTTGATGGCCCGCAGTTCTGTCGCCAGACTGCCGAGCCGCTCGCGAAGCGAAGCAACCTGCCGCTCGGCGCCTGGCGAGACGATCTGCTGAATCGCGGCGGACTCCATCTCCCGCTGAAACGAGAGATTGATGGCATTCTGCCGTCTCGTAAGCGAGTCCAACTCTGCCTGCGCTCGCCCCCTGGCCTCGATGTTTCGCGATGTCGGCCCGCCGCCGGAGCCGCCATTGGCGATTCGCAACTGCGCTCTGGCCACGCGCGCCACGGCTTGCTCAATACGCTGGGCGTTTTCCTCGGCCTGGGCAGACAGGTCTGCAAAGACGTCGCCGCGAAGCGCGGCCGGGATATTCTGCGCCTGCCCGCGAAGCGAAATGGTGCGCTGAAGCGACTCTCTCGCCCGCCCCTGAAAGAAAGACGCGCCTGTGTTGTCTGCATCTAGCGTTCTCGCCAGCCCGCCGACATCTCTAACGGCAGCCGTCACCCTAGACAGCGCCTGAAGCCTCCGCTGAAGGTTGTCGACGCGAGCCGCCGACCTGTCGAACGCTGCGGCGCCGGTATCAAGATCGCGATAAAAGTTGCGAAACCCAGCCTGAATCTTCTCCAGTTCAGGGTAGAGTTCCGCCTGAATCGACGACGACAGGCCTTCGATTTGGCTCTTGAGCGCCGTCAGCGGGCGGCCGATGTCCTCGAAGGCGCGGAACTGGTCGCGCAGACGTCCGACATTCGGCAGGCCGGCGTCAACGCCGCGGGCCTGGAGTTGCTGGATTTCTCGCAGCGTCCGCTGAAACCGCTGCAACTGCGTCAGCGTGCCGTCGAGCGCCCTGGTGTTGAGGTTGAACTGGATGCCTCTGGCCTGGCGCGCGAAGTCCTGCAGTTCACGCCGGGACTCGCCAATCCGGCGGGTGAAGTCCTGCGTGTTCGCAGTCAGGACGGCGGAGATTTTGCCGAGCAGGGCCATTCTTCATCCTTGAAGTTTCTGTAGTTCCGCAAACATCTCGTTCGTCGACTGATACGGCCTCACCTGCGACGGGATGAAGATGTTTTCTTCCGGCAACCTCTTGTAGTTTCCGCTCGCCGCCATCACCGTCCGACACAGCCGCGCCGTCTGCCACCAGGGGTCAGGCAGCGGCCACCGCTGATCGTAGGCGTACCACTCGCTCAACTCCTCCGAGTCGCACTCCGTCAGGAGCCGCTTCACCGTCATGCCCAGCGCCAACGCTAGGCGGAAGTAGAACCTCCGCTCTGGTCGGTCGGTGAATCTTTTCCCAGGCTTTCCACGGCCTCCGACGTCAGGGCGTTGTGGCTCCAGGCCTTCTCGAACAGCCGGTTGATGACCACGCTCGACTTCTTGCCGAGGAGGTCGGTGTCCGTGTCGGCAAACAGCCGCTCGCCGGAGTCGTCGCACAGCGTCAGCGTGAGGAAGCGGACGCGGAACGACTTCATTTTCTGTTCGGCGTAGGACTCCTCGAAGGCGTCCCGCTCCAGGCCGGAGAGCGTCTTGACGTAAACGTCACCGCCCCACTCCGGGACCTTGATCGCGTCGCTCAACCGAACGTCCTTCGCCGCCAGAATCGCAGCCTTGCTCAAAGCCATCAGCATGACCCTTTTCTATTACAGAAACACGGAACCAATTTGGCCTGCGCCAGAACCCGCGCCCGCCGACGACGTTGTCGGACTTGAGTAACACACGATCGGACCGGCGCGATACAGCGTGTTGGCGTTGCCGACCCCGTAGGCCATCAGCGACCATGCGGCGCTCGGGTCGTTCGAGATTTGGAACGAGGCAGTTTCTGAAATCGTCACCTTCACCAGCCCGGTGGCAGCCGAAAGCACGCTCACGCCGAACAACTGCGACTCGTACTCGCCGGCGCTGACGAACGAGGCTATGGCGTACAGCGACTGCCCAGTGACATCGACGCCAAGATTGACCTGAAACGTGTACTCGTCGCCGGCAACCATCTCGATCTTCAGATAATTCGGAGAGTCCGGGGTCAGCGTTGACGGCGTGACCACGTTGATCACGCCCCAGCGGCGCGTCTTCGCCGCCGCGACAGGGTCTTCGGAGGACGGCTCGTAGGTGACTAAAGTCCAAGTGATGGCTGAACCGGCCGGCAGGGACTGCGGAATGACCAGCGAGACATTGCCCAGCGAGGCAGAGACGACAGTCGACGGTATCACTGCCTCCCTGTACGCGCCGACTTCCATCCACCTCGCGACAGCAAGGACGGTCATGCCGATGATGTTGACGCCGAGGGAGATCGGAACAACCTGCTGCGTCGACTGAAACACGGCTATGTCTTGCCGGACCGGCAACTGTGATGCTGTTGGCATGGCCGACTAGCCCCCGTAGTCCGTGAGCGTGAAGCGAAGCGTGCCGCGAACGAGTTCGCCAACACGCGCCTCCTTGTCAGCGCTGGCAAGCACCACTCTTCGCGAGACGGACATCACCGGGGTATCGAACGTCAGCGTGCCGTAGTCAGACACAAAGCCGTCCGGAACCCCGCCGTTCGCGGTGGCCAGATACTCGACGTCAATGCTGCCACCGGACACGTCGCCCGTCGGCACCATGATGCGAAACCCAAGGGGGTCAGACGGCCCAGTCATGTCAACGACCTCTGCGGTCGGGTTCGTGACAGACAGTGCCGTGACGTTTGCCCTAATCTCTCCGCGCGTGCCGGTAAAGACAAACGTCGCGCCGTGCGCGGTGATCGCCATCGGACCCTCCGGTCGTCAGGCGAGCCGGAAGGTCGCGGAGCCTCGCACGAAGTCGCCGACCGAGCCGCCGAGGGACGCCGACGAAATCGTCGCATTGCCGCTGAACGACATTGGGCCGGAGATCGACAGGGCGCCGGACGTGCCGGCGGTGAGGATCGTCGAACTGATGTAGTCGATCTGCACCTCTCGGTCGGTCGCAAAACCGCCCACGAAGATCCGCCGGCCGTTCGGGGCCACGCCGAGGTGGGTCGCGTCGAGGAGGTCTTGAGTGTCATTGACCTGGACGGAAGTGACGGTGACGGCGGCGCCACCGAAGGTGAACGTAAGTCCCTGTGCCGAAGTTGCCATTGC